AAGGATTACATTAAACTTTATGCTGATGTTATTTCAGTTGCTTTACCGATAAAAGTCATTTCAAATGAGAATTCTGATTCATCTTCGGCAGCCCCACCAAGATCACTTAAACTTAATGAAACTACTGCTTGATAAGTAGTATATTCTAATACACCATTATTTACACCACTTAATAAGTCGAATTGAATTCCTACATTAGAGAATTGAGTAATTTCTCCATCTCCAATTAATGTATGTACTTTATCTAATAAAGTAATATCTCCGTCATTGTTTACATCAACTTTTAATGTTCCTGATAGCATTACACTTGCACCAGTAATTATTTTTCTTTGTAAAGCATCACAGAAAACATAAAAATCTTTGCTTTCCATTTCTGTTGAAACTCCAATTTCTGAAGTAGTACAAATAGGTGTAAATACTGGATTTTCAGTTGTTCCTGTATTTATTGCAAGATTTTTTATAAGTTCTCTATTGCTTATAAACCAATTTGTATTCATATCTCTATAATCCTTTCTATTTATATTTTTTATGCTATCCTATTTACTATACATTGTAAAGTTGAAGTATAGGACACTCTCCTAATATCTTCGTATGCAATAGTTCTAGGATTTGCAAATTGCTTAAACATAATTTGCCATTTTTGATTATTCCAATTAAAATATATATTATTTCCTATTAAATTACCAATTATAACACTTGTTTCCTTTGCATTTTTGATATTATCGCCATATACATCTATGTTATAGTAGTTATATAATGGATTTGCTTCATAAAAGACTACTTTTTGACCTGAAGTTTCTTGTACTACTATTACTTTAATATCATTATCATTAGTTGAATACTCTGCTTTAACTTTGTACCCATCTATAATGCTATCTAAATAATCAATTAATACAAGATTCTTATTTTTAATATCTTCTTCTGTCATTTTATAACTCCTTTAATGATGTATTTACTGCTTGACTTACTATTGAAGCATATTCTTTCTTAAATACAGAATAATACCATTGTGGTTGTGTACTTGAATTAGTCCAATTTGCATTAGTCTTTTTCCATACACTTACGGCATAACTAACTCCTGCACCTAATCCATATTCCATACCACTTCCTTGAATAGGCAAAGCAACTTCACTTCTTTCAAGTTTTCCTGTTAAGTATGGATAAGCACTTGCTCCTTTAGTATGTTCTCTTGTATACACTGCCGTATTATAAACTACTTTTTTTTCAAAGTTTTTTATTTCCTTTTCAGGTATACCTTTTTTTACATTTATTGTTATTTCCATTATTTAACTGCTAGTATTATATTAGCAACTTTATTCCAAATCCAGTCATCTTGTACTTTTAATATTGAGAATGTTCTATCATCTATGATTAATTGGTCGCCTTCCCTTACATCTACATTTGCTTTAGTAATAAAGTATCCTGTAGCCTCAGGTGTAGTATATGTACCATAACTAATTGACATATCTACATTATAAGGACATACTTTAATTTCAACTTCTTGCTTATCTTGATCATCATAATATTGACTTGTGCCTCTATTATTTTGTATCAAGGTTGCTTTAAATCCATTGACATTAAACATAATTAATCTCCAAATGGCATAACAATTCCCATATTGTAGTTAAGTGGATTTCCTCTATATAGATAACCTGCATTTCCAAGCATTGTTAGTGCTAGCGTACTATAATTTGTAATTAAATTACTTTCCATAGCACCTGCTTTTATACTACCTCTGTTATCTAGAAAAGGAATATCATACTCTAATATAAATCTTAATTGTTCCATACTGGCATTTTTTACGGCAGTAGGACAAGTATCGCTAGTCCAACTTGGATCACGATATCTTGTACCTATTTGTCCGTATATCATTTCACAAGCAACTTCAATTTGCCATTGTTGTACTTCTTGTGAATATTTTTGATTAAATTCTTCTATTGTAAAGAAAGTCATAATAGACCTCCTTTCTTATTAAGCAGATACTTCTTCTACTAATTTAATAATAGCATTTGGTTCAACAACCTTTGCTCCGAATAGAATATTTCCTTCAATGCAATAATATCCAGGGAATCCAGGATAATTTCCATTCCATTGTGTCATACTATCAAAGAAACTATCTCCTACTACTGCTAGTGGATTATAGAAATATCCTTTAACATCATCTAACATTGTGTCATTGATAGGGAATATTTGAATTCCGTATGCTTCATCTACAACACCCATATCTACACCTTTAACACCTACTTCAGTTTCATATTTAAGAATTGAAGTTAATGCAGATGCTAGTTTAGAATGTTCTGTAGCAGATAAACCTAATCTATAATCACTATATACATTGTTGTTGAATAATGTTGCTTTTAAATCATTTAAAGTATCAATGTATGCTTGTTGATTTGCAGGATCCCATTCTGCTTCATTAGATACACCATTTGCTAATACTGTACCAAATCCGTAAGTATCAACTGCTTTTGCTACTGCTTGATCTTTCTTTTCCATAGCATTTTCTAATGTGTTAATAAAGTTAGTTCCTGATACTAATAGAGGTATTCTAATAGAATAATCCATTGGTAATTCAGTTAGGTCAACTTTAATTGATGAATAACCTAATAAACTTGGAGTTAAAGCATTTGTAATTTCTTTAGTAGATCTTACATTAATTGTTGCTTCTCCTGATTTAAGAACTTCGATCATTGGAGTTCCTGTTGTTCTTAATTCTCCTATAAAATTAGGATTTAAGAACTTATAAAATTGTGAATTGTATAGTAAAGATTCATAAATTCTCTTTGCTACACCTTGTAAATCTAGTGAATAAACACCATCTTGAGTATAATTCATATTTAATCTTCCTTCCTTTATTTAATAATTAAATCTTTAAGACTTGTTTTACGAGTTATCTTAATTTCCTCTTTTGGTTTTGTGTTTGAATTAAAACTTGTTTCGTTTGGTACTTCTACAGGTTTTTCTTCAGGTTCAGGGAAATAAGTGGCTTTATATTTTTCTTTGATTAAAGCGATAGCCTTACTATCATCTTCTTCATCTTTAAATAAGGAGTTCCTTAAAGCACTAATTTCTTCCAAGTTTTCCTTTTTAAATCCTTGACTTACCATTTCTACTTCTAGTTTTAAATTCTTTGTTGAGTTAGTTAGTTCTGTATTTCTTGATTCGATATCATTGTAAGACTTCTCTAATTTATTATATTTTTCTTCAAGTTCTGTTATATTCGCAGTGCTTTCTTTAAGTGCTTCGTTTCTTGCTTTTTCAACCTCATCACTTAATACATAACCCTTTCTCATATCTTTTTCCAACTTTTCGATGTTAATGTCATCGTTGGATAGTTGGATATCCTTGTTTGTGATATACTTTGATATATCCATCTTTCTTCCTCCTATTTGTCGACATATTTAGAAGTGCATTAAACACTTAAAGTTTATAGACATTCAAGCACTGGTCTTGTTTTACCTATTTATTGCTACTACTTGCTTTTTTAATTCGCTAGTAGGTAAAGCCTCTTGTAATTGTCTTATCTCTTTGTTGATTTTATTTCTTTGTTGATTTAATTTGTCTACCTCATTTTGATTTCCTAATCTCTTTTGTATTCTTAAATCGGTAGCAACTTCTTCTTTTTTTAATGTTAAACTATTTACTTTTTGCCTTATGTGATATTGTTCTTCTAATTCACTATCACTATAATTTGGTTTATTCATTGTTGTTCTATCATCATAAAATGTTAAAGTGCATTTACAATTTGGATGTAATATATCTCCTTCTGTTTCTTCTGCATATCCTACCAAGTCTATTACTTCTTCTTTTGTTAATGCTCTATTTTGGTGTTCTAGGCAATGTATACAACTAAAACTATGATAAGGTATCCAAAATGTTCTAACACCCATATTATCTGCATCGTTCAATGTTGTATTCCAACCTGATCTTGTCAAGTTAGTATTATGTATCATACTATTGTATGTACTTGGTTGTACCATTCTTATCAACTCGCCTGTTGTCTTTGAGTAATATGGTACTATTTGATTATTGTATCTTGATACTTTTAATTTCAAATACTCTTGTTTGTCTATCTCGTATGCTTTACTATTTAATGAATTCTTGTATTCTCTTTCTTTTGTCTTTTGAAACTTTTTATCTACTGCCAATATTACACTTATAGGAACTAATGCAAATAAACTACCTTCTTGTCCTTCAGGTATGTCTTGTATAACCTCTTTGCCTTTAGTATTGTATTCGTGTATTATTGCCCCATATTCGATTATTTCATCTTCCATATAGGAATAGTCTACTTTACCCCATAACTGCTCTAATTTGGCTTTGAAATAGTCTATATCACGGCCTTCATCTAAACACCTAAAGAATAACTCTTTTGTTTCATTTTGTAGTTTAGTATATTTAATATTTACTTTAAATACACTTTCATTTATAAAATTAGAATTCTTCATAATTTAATCTTATATCTTCTCTTTCTTTATCATATTCTTTTATCATATTATCTACATCTATGTTTTCATCTATTAATTTATTTAATATTGGTGTAATAATTTTTGCTCGTGTACTATATGGTACTGCCATTGTTCTTTGTATTGCAGATAATGTCTTAATCTTTTTGTCATCTGTTAATTTTTCATTGTTGCCATAATCCCATACAAGATCACTTGGTATTCTATTTTCTTGTATATTTAATAACTCTTGTAATTTAACTATGTTTTCTAATAAATGATTAATTTGTGGTTCTATTTGTTTCTTTATGGCTTCTATTGTCATATCAGTAAGATTCATACTTAAATCTACACTTGCTACATTTTGGTAATTGTCTTTTTCATAACCGAATGTTGCAGGACTTAAATTCGCCATTTGTATTACTTGATAATCACAGAACTTAAATGTATCTATATAATCATTTACTCTTAAATTGCCTTGTAAGTATTCAAATACACTATGTTCTTTATCTCCAGGTAATAGTGTAAAGAAATCTTGTAAGTTTCCTACACTCATTGTTTTTATATCGTACATATTTTGACTTGGTTGCCATTGATTATATATATCTCCACTTTGGAAATGTTGAGTAGTGGCTATTCTTGTCTTTGTCTTTTGAACTTCTTCACATAATGTATTATATACTTCCATTTCTTCGTGTAAGAACTTTTCACTATCTTTGAAAAACTCTTGACCGATATCTATATTTATTAATACTTCATAAGGTAATTCATATACTCTTTGATAATCAGTATCATTTACTTGATTAAATGCTTGTAATGAAATCTCTTGCCATTCGCCTTTTTTCTTTTCTCTTTT